TATGGGAACCGCTAGAGTATTGGGACATCAATGATGTATATGGTATGATTGATTCACTGACTGTGGATGTGATGAACCTGATGGGCGTTGATGGTACTGACCAACTACTGTAAAGGAGATTGACAATGACTAAAGCACAAGAGTTTTGGGCGTGGATTGACCAATGCCCAGATGGTGTGTATGTACATCACGACTTCACTGATGATGAGGACGAACAAAAGATACACGTTTTTGGATTCGCAGTACCGAAGGAGAATGACAATGATAAAACTTGAACTGACTAGCAAATATGGCGGCAAACTATTTCTTGTTGGAGATGTCTGGGCTGTCTATCAAGACAGCAAGAAAACCACCATTCAAAATGGTATGAACAACAACGGTGGGTTTACCGTTGAGGAATCATACGATGAAATAGTTGGCATGATAAATAAACAGATGGGTACATACCCCTTGACAAAACCTAAGAGGTATATTAAGAATGCTTAGACATGAAGAATATATGAAACAGAAAGCAAAGGAGTTATATGATATGACTACTAAACAAATTACAATCACACTTGAGCAACGCCGCGAACTTCTTAATGTTTACAATAACATAAAGGATGCCTTGCAATATGCAGATGATTGCCGTACTCTAGAACTAAGACACTTGGACAATATGGAAAAGGCCATGATGTCTCTGAAAGAGATTGCTAATCTTGAACCACAGAAAGATAGTGATGGACATAATATGTGGTATGCTGACTATGTATTGAAGGAGAACGCAGATGAAAAAGTTTAATTACACAGACCATTCGGAGGTTCCAGATGTTGAGTTATCTCTTGTTGAAGATTGTGCTGATTGCCCTGCTAGTCAGTTGGACATTAGCGAGATAAATGAGTTCTTAAATGAGTACCACAATCACTTCCATGACGATGATGGTCAGCCCTCTTGGGAACAAGAGTGGGAAGACTTTGGCGAAGTGTATGATGACGAACCTGCCTACATATAGAAAGGAGTTTTAGTATGCAAAACCTTTGGGAAAAAGATAAGAAGCGTTTGTTCAGAGAACTGTATCAACAGTACATGGATGAGGGCTATGATTCCAAAGAGGCTAAGAAGTTAGCAAGCGAAGAGGCTGATGAAATATACACAGACAGTGAGGGCTTTGCCTTTAGCCTAGCCTCTATGGAGGATAGGGATGACACCTGAACTGCTAGAGGAATACACTGGTGACACAGGTAGGGAAGCTGTCATCTATATTGTAGATGAGAAGCTTAGTATGTGGAGATACTCATACGAAATACTGCTTGCTGACCAAGGAAAAATTGTAGGTAAACATGAAACAGATATGCTTGAGTATGCTAGACAACTTGCAAATCGCTGGATAAAAAAAGGAGAACTTACACATGGAACTAAATGAATATCAAAAACTCGCAATGAAAACTGCCATCTTCCCAAAGGACATGGGCATCTATTATGCATCACTTGGACTGGCAGGTGAGGCAGGTGAGATTGCAAACAAGGTTAAGAAGTTCATCCGGGATGGGCGTACACCAGAGAAGGAGAAGCAGCTTGCCTCAGAACTTGGTGATGTCCTATGGTATATCGCTTGTGTGTCAGAGACTTTGTCTATTGACCTTGAGGCCGTGGCAAAGGACAACCTATACAAGCTGGCTGAACGTCAGCGTAATGGAACCTTACAAGGTTCAGGGGATGATAGATGAAACAGATAAAGCTTGAAAGGGCTGGTAAGTTTCCCTATAACTTTGAACAGACAGATGATGTAAGTGAATGGATAGAGGACAGGGCGAGGCTTGCCAGAGCCATAGGGCTACAGACAAAACAGACTGACAGAATGCTGTATGTCCTTGACAAAGGAGAGGTGCTTGCCTTATACTACTATCGCTAACACAGGAAGGAGATGTTATGCAACAACAAGAACCATCAAAAGAAATAGGCCGTGGAGAATGCAATGCTTGCGGCTCATCAGATGGCAATGTCCTATTCAGTGACGGACATAAGTTTTGCTTCTCATGTAATACATACACAGGTAAGAAAGGGGATGACCATATGAATGTACCTAACCAAGCAGCACCTATTCGGGGTGTGTATCAAAACCATTTTACCAAGGGGCAAATCAATGCTCTATCTGACAGAGGTATCAGTCAGGAAACCTGTAGGTTCTTTGGGGTTGAGTCTGTTCGTGATGCAACTGGACAGATTACCAAACACATCTACCCATACCATGATGCAGAAGGCGCACACGTTGCTAACAAGGTCAGACAGGTACAGACCAAGGGCTTCAATGCAGAAGGCACACTACCGCAAGCAACTCTGTTTGGTCAGAAACATTTCCAGCAAGCAGGTAAGTTCATTACCCTATGTGAGGGTGAGGTAGATGCCATGTCTGCATACGAACTGATGGGTTCCAAGTGGCCTGTTGTATCAATCAAGAATGGCGCACAGTCTGCCTTGAAAGATGTGAAGGCTCAGTACGATTACCTCAATCAGTTTGACACAATCGTTCTGTGCTTTGACAACGATGAGCATGGTAAGAAAGCTGCCAATGCAGTGGCTCAACTCTTTGAACCTAATCGCTGTAAGATTATGGACATGGAGTACAAGGATGCCAACGAATACCTGAAGCACAACAAGCGTGAAGAGTTCAATCGTGCATGGTGGAATGCAAAGCAGTATACACCTGCCGGTATCTTCAATCTTGCCGACATCACTGACCGAATGTATGCAGAGAACAACAGGGAAACAGTACTCTATCCCTATCAGGGATTGAACGATAAGCTTTTCGGAATGCGTACTGGTGAACTTGTTACACTGACAGCGGGTACTGGTGCGGGTAAGTCAAGCCTGATGCGAGAACTTATGCACCACCTACTGACACAGACTACACACAACGTAGGTGTATTTTCCCTTGAGGAAAACATTACACAGACTGCCTTCCACCTTATGTCTGTTGAAGCTAATGACCGCATCTACATTGACGAGATACGAAAGAACTACACGATGGAACAACTCAAAGCTATTGAGCAAAAGACCATTGGCACTCGTAGGTTCTTTGCCTTTGACCACTTTGGTTCAATGACTACTGATGAAATACTCAGCCGTGTACGTTACATGGTCAAGGCTCTTGACTGTAAGTTTATTCTGATTGACCACTTATCTATCCTTGTCTCAGGCTTAGAAGGTGCAGATGAACGGCGTAACATTGACCAGCTTATGACTAAGCTTCGTAGTCTGGTGGAAGAAACACAGTGTGCTATGTTACTTGTGTCCCACTTGCGTAGGGCATCAGGTGACAAGGGGCAGGAAGAAGGTAAAGAGATTTCTCTTAACCATCTACGTGGCTCACATAGCATTGCACAGATTAGTGATGCAGTCATTGCACTTGAGCGTGACCAGCAAGCCAAGGATGAGACACAGGCTAACACAACTACAGTTCGTGTCTTAAAGAATCGTTATGCAGGTGAGACAGGTATCGCAACATACTTGCTATACGATAAGAAATCTGGTAGGATGTCGGAAATTGACAACCCCTTTGAGGTTAAGGATGACACAACAGAGATGGAGGATTTCCTTTGAAAGTAGCACTAGACATTGAGACAGATGCGATTGATGCCACAGTGATACACTGTATCGTGGCTCAAGACTTAGCATCTGGTGATGTCAAGAAGTGGTATGGTGATAACATCAAGGACTTCGCCGCTTGGTCTGACAATGTAGATATCTTTGTCATGCACAACGGCGTGTCCTTTGATGCACCAGTATTGAATAAGCTAACAGGAAGCAACATCCCACTTAGAAAGGTGAGAGACACGCTTATCCTGTCTCAGCTTCTTGACCCATCACTGGAAGGTGGACACTCACTCGCAGCATGGGGTGAGCGTCTTGGCTTTCCCAAGATTGATTACAAAGACTTCTCTTCCTTTAATGAAGAGATGCTAACTTATTGTGTCAACGATGTGAAGCTTACAGTTAAACTGTATGAACATCTATTACCTATGCTAAAGAAATATTCTAAGAAGAGTATTGAATTAGAGCATCAGGTACGAGCCATCGTTGACAGACAGGAACACAATGGTTTCAAGCTTAATATTGTTGAGGCTTCGTGCTTAGTGGCACGGCTCACACAAGAGGCAGTAGCCATTGAAAGAGAAATGCAGGGCATCTTCCCACCTATTGTTACTCAACGCTATTCAGAGAAGACTGGTAAGCGTTTAAAGGACAATGTAGAAGTGTTCAACCCTGCATCACGACAGCAGATAGGTAAACGCCTAATGGAGAAAGGTTGGAAGCCAAATAACTTTACACCTACAGGACACCCCATCGTGGATGAGGGTACACTGAAGGATGTAGATATCCCGGAGGCACAGAAAATTGCACACTATTTGCTGTTACAGAAGAGGGTGTCGCAGGTTCAGTCTTGGCTGGACGTTGTGAAAGACGATGGTAAAGTTCATGGTAGGGTTATTACCCTGAAGGCTATCAGTGGACGCATGGCTCACAACTCACCCAACATGGCACAAGTACCAGCGGTGTACTCACCTTACGGTAAGGAGTGTCGTGCTGTGTGGATACCTAGTAATGATAACTATGTATTGCTAGGCTGCGATGCCTCTTCCTTGGAGTTACGATGTCTTGCACACTATATGTGTGATGACAACTTTACTAAAGAGGTTGTCAGTGGAGACATCCATACTGCAAATCAAAAGGCGGCTGGACTACCTACTAGAGATGATGCTAAGACATTTATATATGCACTCATCTATGGCGCAGGTCCAGCCAAGATTGGTTCCATCGTAGGTGGTGGAGCCAGAGAAGGTAAGGCCATCATGGACAAGTTCATGGCTAACCTACCTGCCTTGAAATCTTTGCGTGATAAGATTGACAGAGCAGCTAGCAGTGGCTATGTTCGTGGCTTAGATGGTAGACTACTAAAGGTACGACAGCAACACGCTTCAGCTAACCTTCTATTGCAAGGTGCAGGGGCTATCATTTGTAAAGAATGGCTGCGTCAAATAACATTGGCTGCGCGACAGGGATTTGACTATCGCCTTGTCGCCAGCATCCACGATGAATATCAGTTTGAGGTACGACATGACCAAGCAGAAGAGTTTGGTAAGCTAACTCAGGCAGCTATGAAACGTGTAGAGAAAGAACTAAATGTTCAGTGTCCACTTGACAGTGAATATAAGATAGGTAACAACTGGTCTGAAACACACTAGAAAGGAGACAACATGAATAACCTAGAACCATCAAAAGAAAATCGTAAGAAGTTTGATTTAGATTTAGAGTATGGTAAAGTGCGTGAGCAAGCCATAGCAGATATGCTTCAAGACAAAAAGATTGAAGTTAAATCTGAGCGTGATGTCTGGCAGAACACTGGTAACATAGCGATTGAATATGAATCCTATGGTAAACCTAGTGGCATTGCTGCAACGGAAGCAGACTACTGGTTCCATAACCTATGTATAGGTGACGACATCTTTGCTACTCTTGTCTTTGATACAGACAGTCTACGCCGAATCATAGACAACCTAGACTACAAAAGGTCTGTCTCAGGTGGTGACCATAATGCATCCAAGATGTACCTTCTAAACTTACAGAAACTTTTTTCATCTGATGTAATAAAAGCATACAAAAAAGATGTTGACAGGGCTGCTTAGTTCTGTCACAATACACTCACATTAACGAAAGCGGCGATGACCGCATCACAGTAAAAAGGAGAATTAATATGCCAGTACTTTCAGGAAAATCTTTTTGGGCAGCAATCGCAACACCTAACACAACCTTTGAACCAGTATGGTCAATTGATGTGGCACTCACTGGTCAGGAACTTGCTAAAGCACAGAACCTTGGACTGAACATCAAGAACAAAGGTGATGAGCGTGGTGATTTCGTATCACTCAAGCGCAAGGTAAACCGCCGTGATGGTTCACAGAACACTGCACCTGCACTAAAAGATTCTCAGAAACGTGACATGGGTAAGACCCTTGTTGGTAACGGCTCAGATGTGAACGTGTTGTTCAAGACATATGAGTGGGAGTATGCAGGTAAGTCAGGCATTGGTGCTGACCTACAAGCAGTACAGGTTGTCAACCTTGTTCCTTACGGAGACTCTGAAGACTTTGAAGTTGTTCCTAGTGGATTTAGTGCTGCTGAAGATGCGTTCTCTGACGACATCCCCTTCGGCACTTCAGTAGCCTCATAGGGAATTAACTTCAACAAGGGTGCAGCATAAAAGATATATGGCTGTGGGCTGACTAGCGTAGGGTTGGGTACGTCAGCATTAACTTCAATAAAAGAAAGGGGTATGTTATGTCATTACTAGACGATATGGTAGACCATCCACCTCATTACAATCAGGCAGGTATAGAATGTATTGATGCAATAGAAGCAGCACTTGGTGCTGAGAACTTTGAGTTTTACTTACAAGGAAATGTAATGAAATATCTTTGGCGTTATCGTTATAAGAATGGCGTAGAAGATTTGCAGAAAG